ATGGCGGCCCCGCTCATACCAGCCTCGGGCCGGTCGAGTAGCCGTAAAGCCCTCCGCCGATGCACTGGCGCAACATGGTTTCAATCTTGGTGGATCTTGGGATGGACGCGCCGCCCTTGCTGGCATCGCCCGTCGCGGTCCATTGAATGTCACCCACCTTGGTCAGAACTTTTTGCTCGGCAGGCGTGAATGTCTTGGTCCAGATAAAAGGTGTCGCTACCTCGGCGATGGCCGCCTCATATGTGGCTTCCACGACATTCGCGCTGTCAACGGTGCATGTCGATCCGTCCAGATATGTGAATTGGATATAATCTGACGCCCTGACAAGCGCCTGCAAGGTCGCGGCGGTGTCAGCGATTACCGTTCCGCGCGCGCCCGCGTATGTGATGAGTGCCGCAACGTTGCCGATCATGTGACGCTCCAATGAAGGGGTGGGCCATTACAGCCCGCCCGTTGATTATTTCTTGCCGGTTGGCATGACGGGCTGTGCAACCGGCACAAGCCACCCGCTGCTGATCCACCCGGCAACACCCTCATTCTTTGCCAGATCGGCAGAGATTGAAGCGTCGCCGCCGAGTTTGACCTCAGTGCCGTCCGGCAGAACCAGCGTGCCAGGATATGTGCTGGTGTGCTGTGCCATGTCTACAGGCCCGTGCCGTACCGCACAGCCGCCGGAGTGCGGATGCTGACCGGCGCGAACCGGAACGCGCCGTAGGTCCGCACTTCAAGTCCTGCCTGTTGAGGGGCAAGGAACATCAGCGGCATAGGCATGTGCAGTTTCACCACGCTCGGATCGTTGCGGTAAACCACCATCTTGTTGGTCAGGTTGTAGTCAGAAAAGATGTTCAACGGCAGGCCGGTTTGAGCGGTGTAGACGTTGGCGCGCCGGATGAAGTCCAGAATGGTGGTGTCGCTTTCCGGTGCAAGCTGGCGCGTGGCCAGATCACCGAATTGAGCGATTGGCAACACGATAGTGTCAGCAACCTGCGTGCCAAGACTGGCCGACTGGATGCCGCTCAACAGGCCGTTGATGAATGACAGGATCGCCGCAGGGGTGGACAGTGCAAAGGTTGCCGCAGACGCAGCCGACGTGATGCCCGTGGTGTTGAAGAACCCTTCAATACCCATATCCGCGTTGCCGATCAGCGCAGTGCTGTTGACCAGCATCTCATACGCCATCCGCGCCGCATTTGCCGACTCAGTGGGCAGGTTCATGCCCAGTTGTGCCGCCGCGCCGATTTCCTCAATCGAATAGGAATACATGACGCCCGCCATATTGACGGTCTGCTCAAACTTGCCAGTCGTTACATCAACGCGCGGGATGTCTTCCCCTTTGCCGTTGATAAACTTTGCGCGCCCGACCGAATCTTGCGTGAAGAACGTGACGGATGCCGCAAATTGATTTGCCGACGTGTCCACCTGCATCAATCGAGGGTAAAGGATCGTCGGGTATGGTTTGCGCATCACCTCGGCTTCGATGTGGCTGCGCTGCGAAATGACGAAACCCAAAGCTGCGGGCGCGTCCATGATCTGCGTGTTCATTATATTTGCTCCTTACGGCAGATAGACGCGAACAAGATCACCGATCCCGCCCGAAGTTTCAAATTTTGCCCCGGCAATCGTGGTGGCAAGGCCATCACCGATCACGCCGGTCGCGGCGGTAAACGTCACGGCGTCGCCAGGATCAACGGCAGTCGATGCCGTGACCCAGACAGTGCCCTTGCGCAGAATACCGGCCATTTCGCCGACGATATATTCATCGCCAACGCGGGTCTTGTCGATAATGGCAATGCCTTCAAAGCCGGTGCCGCCAAGTTTGACCGCTCCGTCAATAACACCGTCACGACCGACCACGCGGCCAAACGCAACTGCGGCAGTAGTAACCCGCTTGGACACCACGTCTTTGACTTGCTGACCCTCGGCAATCATACCGGGAAGGCCAAGGGGCATTGCAGCAACAGCGGCCCCGAATGCGTCTTGAATAGGCATGATTTATGCTCCTTTGCCAACGGATTGAAGATAGGCCGTGCCGAGGCCCTTGACGTATTCGGCACGCGCGTCGGTCGCAACCGTCACGCCAGTTTTCAGCGCGTCGGCCACAGGGTCACCTTTGGCAGCATCCTCTGACAGAATGTCAAAGCGCGCATCGACATAGGCGTCGGATTTGCCAGCAATAGCCGCGTCACCCAGAACAGCCAATACGGCGGCTTTACGGATGGCAGCGTCAGACAGGCCCGTCGTTGCCAGGTCCTTGGCGATTGCCTTGGCCTTGCCGATCAGATCAGCCCGGGCCGCGACCTTGGCGTCAAGATCCGCATCGGACAGGATCGACTTGGAAATTTCAGCAATCTTGGCGTCCTTGGCTGCCAGTTCGCCGTCTTTGGCCGCCATTTCCTCAGCAGCATTCTTTTCGGCGGCTGTCATGTCCTTCATCAGCTTTTCAAGCGCCTGCGCGCCCGCGTCGGTCGTCACGACGGAAAGCCCGTCAATCTGGACTGTCCGCGTCTGAATGGCGTCTGCCATGATTGCGTCCTTTTCGTCTGTGATGGGGGATGCGCCCCACCGCGCTACAGTGCTTGGTTGACTGTCACCGATTCTTGCCATTGGTCCCGCCCTACCGGCGGAGACTATAGCAATGTGGTTTCCTACAATGTTCGTTTGCCGCGCTTGATACGCGGTTCCGTCCGGCGCGATCCCGTCGCCCCAGACCAATTCCGACGTGTAGCCGACCGACAATTCGCGCTTGCCGTCCTGCACCTTGCGGATTGTGGCGGCATCGGTCAGCTTGATCCCGATGCGCAAATACTCGCCGTCGCGCAGCACTTCCTCATTCGTGGTGCCGACCGACACCATACGCGCCGTGTCAGCCGTGACCAAATCGGCGGGGTGGTCGTCAGTGACTGGCAGCAAGCCGAACGTTTGCAGCGATGCCTTGCGGAACACTTCGGATTCATCCCTGTAAACTGTCACCTTGTCCAGGTCGGGCCGGTCCAGTTCCACGCCAAGATAGTTTTGCGTGCCGATGCGGGCGGTGCGAACATTGGCGACAAGATAGCCCTCGTCTGTGACGCGGGCACCTGTAAGCGTGGCGGCGTCTGTCATTTTCATTCGTCTGCCTCCACCACGTTAAAAAACTCTTTCACTTTGCCCTCAAGCCCCGGAAACGCGCCGCTTTCGGTCAGCGTGTTTACGATTGTATCCGCAAGCGCCTCTTGTGGCAATATATCCATATCATAAAGCACTTTCACACTGTCAACCAGAACTTTGCCCATGTCGGCCCGTTCTTTGGCAGTCGGCTGGAATAGCGGACGCCACGTCCAATGCAATTCGGGCGGGCGATTGCCCAGCGCCGAACGGATCAGGCATTCATTCAAAATTTCCATTGCAGGATCCAGATCAAGCGTTTGCATGACGCGGACCCGATCAAAATAAACTTTCTCATCGCCCGCGCCGGTAGCGTTCATCCCTGCCGCCGCAATGCCGAATAGCCGGGTCATCGGAACGCCCGCCGCAGCAGCGACCATCTGCATGAAGCGGTCGATGATGTCCGGCAGCGTGGCGAAGCTGGCGGTTTTCTGATCGTATGTGTCTTCTGAGTCCATCAGCAGCGCGCCGTTGATGCCCTTGCCGCGCGCGGTCAGGCTGGTGCGGGCAAGGACAACAGCCTCATATTCCGATCCGCCGCTTCGCAGCCCTTCGTTGAACCCGTTGATGCCGATCACGTCAATTTTAGCCTCGAACACAAGCGACGCAACGTTGGCAATGGTGGCGTCCAGGTTCCGCACGGCGCTGATCGTGGCGTTCAGCGTGCTGTCACCCCATCCGGGATGTGCAGAATATCTGTCGTCAGGGACTTCTTCGCCCATGGCAATGACAAGGCGACTCGGGTGGATTTCTACCGATGCGCCGGTGGCGGGATTCATCCGATACATGATTGGTTTGCCAAACCCCAGCAGGCGCGGGTCGCGCTGGATTGCCCCTGCCGTTATTTCCGACCGGTTCAATACGGCGAGATATTGCAGGCCACCCGTGCCGATCCGGGCAGGGTCCAGCGGCTTCGATGCGTCCAGGTCGCGCGTGCCGATATAGATTGCAGCGCCGCCGAACAGCCGGGCGCGCTTGAGGTTTTGCATCGTCTTGCCCTGCAAGCCCAGCCGCTTTTCCTCAGCCTCGATTGCTGTGATCTGTTCCGCATCGGCCTGCCATTCCCGCCATTCGCGGGTCGCATCTTCTGCGGGCAGGTCCACGACGTTACGGGCAATGGCGCTGGTGCGATACATGGCGACAAGCTGATCGTCGGCGATTGTGGTGTTGTAATAATGGGTGTGCGCCGCCTTGTCCCGGTCCGTTCCGAGATTGGCGACGATGTTGCGCAGGCCGTCCATAATACTCATATTGTTCCAGCCCATGAATTATTTACGCCCGCCAGCATGTCAAACGCGCGTGTCGCGGCGTCGATCTGGTCTTTGAACTTGCCCATCGGGAACGTTGCAGCCTCGTCCAAGAAATCACCATTCCAATCGCCTGCCACAATGTCCACGTTTCCGGCTTCGACCTGTGCAGCCAGTGGCATTGCGCGCGTTTCTTTGTCGCCCGTCTCAGGGCTTGACGTGTAACTGTAACCCATCAGCGACGATTTGAGAAGATGCAAAGCCCAGGACTTGCCAGCAGACCCCGGATCCTGCGGAATTGAGCCACGAACCGCCCGCCCATCGGCCGCCGCCGTGCTGCCCAGCAGCCGCTCAACACCCGCCGCGTTCACCCGGTCTTTGACAACGTGGGCGATGCAAAGACGCTTGTCCGGGCCGATTCCCAGCTTGACGCCAGCCGTCCTGGCCGCTCCGGGATCGTCAGTTGCGGCCAAGTCCCATCCACGCACCCACCGATAGCCCGCAGGCTCCGCTTGGATGACGCGAAAGTCGGACCGCTTGAACATGCCGCCGCCGCGTGGTGCAGGGCGCTGTTGAAGCTGTCCGGCGGCGGCGTAGATGCCCATCGTCTTTTCAAGGTCCGCCACTTGGTCCTCGGGGAACCGATCAGGAAACAGCAGTTCGCCTTCGATTGTTCGCGGATCGGTATAGAACGGCGTGGAGCATCGCCGATCCGATTCAAACCGCATCGGCAGGCAAAGGTGGGTGTAGCCTAAATTAATTGCCACGGCAGAAACGTCAGACTCGTGCAATCGCTGCATGATGATTACAATCGCGGAATCTTCATTGTTGACGCGGGACGGCAGGGCTTCCCGGAATGTAGCAACGCCCGTGGCAAGTTTCTGGACGCTGTTGGCATCCGCAACGCTGTGCGGATCGTCGATCAGAACCCTATCGCCGCGCGAGCCTGTCATTCCCTCGAATGCCATGGCTTCCCTGAACCCGGTCTTGTCGTTTTCAAACCGCAGCTTGGCGTTGTTGTCGGCCATCAGATTCATTGGCCAGCGTGATTGATACCATTCCGACTGGATCAGGCGACGGCATTTCATTGCGTCCCGGACGGCCAAGTCTTGCTTGTGCGCCGTGCCAAGGAATCGCATGTGGTGTAATTCTTTAGGCCCCCATTCCCAAGCGGGCCAGATTACGCCTGTTAACAGCGACTTCATGGTGCCGGGCGGCACGTTCATCAGCAGGCGGGTGATGTCGCCCCGCGTGACGGCCTCCAGGTGCGCACAGATGGCGTCCAGCGCCCAACCCCACTTGAGCGGCGTGGACGGCTCCAGGACGTGCCAAGCGCGCCGTGCAAAGTATGCCAGTGATCGGCGGCACAGTTCTTTTTCGGCGGCAATGATGTCAAGCGGTGTCAGTTGCATCGCCAAGCGCCACAATTTCCGCCAGGGCTTCAGGTGACAGGCGTGACACGTCCAGCGCGGCCTTGGGCGACATGCTGCCGTCCTCACTGATCAGGTTCACGTCAGCCGTTTCGCGCCACCGGGCGCGCGTCTTGAGCCAGAACGTCATTGACGCTGTGTCGCCGCCTTTGGCTTTGTTGAACAGCGCGCCGCCGATTGTGGCGTTTGCTTTCGCCATCGACAGGTCCAGTTCGTCGCGGTAGTGCAGCCGCAATGTCTTTTTGTCGATGCCTATCACGCGGGCGATCATGTCCTGCGTCGTGCCGACCGTCGCGTGAAGCTGCACAAGCTGGCGCTGCGCATCGCTTGGCGCGTGCTGTTTGCGTCCACAGGGGTTTTTAGGCATTCCGTTCATGCGTTAAATATAGCGCGGGTAATTATTGTTGACAAGGTG